AATGGAGTTCCCAAGAAATGTGTATATTTCCCCCGGAGATATAGAAGGAAATCTAGGTGTTACCTATGGTACTATCCTAGTTGAGAATGAAGAAGAGCTTAAAGCTGCTTTAAAAGAGGGTTTTATTGACAGTTTTGAGGAAGCTACAAAAGTAGTGAAAAAAACTCCTCTTACGGTTAAAAAAGAGCTCTCTAAGAAAGTTGAGAAGGAAGAGCCTGCCTTTGAAGAGGATGACTTCTAATGAGCACTAAAGGGGAACTCGCTTTATATGCCTTTGAAGAAATGGGTTTTGGAAGCAACACCTTTGATATTGATCCCGATATGATTTCATCGGCTATTCGTAGAATGACTTCTATGTTGGCTGATTGGAGTGTTAAAGGGATCACACTTTCGTTTCCCCTTGCTCCAGAAGATAGCTCTGCCTCTGAGCAAGAATCAAATATTCCAGATTGGGCTGAAGAGGCTATTATCACTAATCTAGCTGTTAGAATTGGCCCATCTTATGGAAAAGCTGTTTCAGCAGAAACTAAAGTAGCTGCCAAGAATAGCTACAGCACTTTATGTGCTATTTTTGCACAACCAAAGGAATCACAGTTGAAGTCCATGCCTAAAGGGGCTGGATATAAAAGCAACTCTCCATTTACACTTAGACCAGTGGACAATAACCTTGATCCAGTGGATAATGGAGTAGACCCGTCAGGAGGGCCCGTATAATGTCTAGGAATTATTCAAGAAAAACTACCCCAACAGGTGCAGACTTAGCCTTAATATGGGATGCAGCCAATAGTGATTGGCGTTTGACTACAATCACAGCTATAGTGGCTCTTTTTACAACTGACACAACAGAAGGCTTTTTAAAGGAGCCTTTGACGCAATATGCAGCTCCAGCTGCCACGGCTTTTACTATCCTTGTCAATGATGATGATGAAGATGTGCATCTTATTTTAACTCCTGCTGCTGACTACGCTACGGGAGCTATTACTCTCCCAGCTACGGGAACAGTTAGAGATAAACAGAGGATTACAGTAAACTGTACTAAACAGGTAACTGCCTTTTCTATAAATGCAAATGGGGCTACAGGGGTGTATGGAACTCCTTCCTCTCTGGCAGCAGATGATTTCTTTGTCATGAAATATGATGTTACACTGAACTCATGGTATAGGGTGGGCTAAATGCAAGTACCTATATTGAACGGGGTATATACCGGAGAGACAGCAGACTATAAAATCTCATACCCTATCAATATGGTTCCTGTCATTCAAAACACAGGTATTTCAGAAGGGTACTTACGTCCTGTGGATGGAATAGTACAAATTGGTATTGGCCCCGGAATATCCCGTGGGGCAATCAACTGGAACAATGTGCTTTATCGTGTCATGGGTAGAAAACTCTGCTCTACAGATAGAGATGGCACAGTCACAATAATAGGGGATGTGGGTACAGACAATAAGCCAGTAACCATGTGCTACTCCTTTGATCAACTTGCCATTGCTTCCAATGGCAATCTTTTTTACTACAACGGGACAACTTTATCTCAAGTAACAGACCCAGACCTTGGACTTGTTCTCTCTGTTGTGTACATAGACGGCTATTTCATGACCACAGATGGAGAGTTTTTGGTTGTTACAGAACTAAATGACCCTACATCAATCCTCCCCTTTAACTATGGTTCCTCAGAAATAGATCCAGATCCAATAAATAATGTATGGGTTATTCGCAATGAAGTGTATGCTGTGAATAGGTACACCATTGAAGTCTTTGATAACGTGGGGGGTGATCTTTTTCCTTTCCAGAGAATAGATGGGGCCCAGATTCACCGTGGAGCTATTGGGCCTCACTGTTCTGTGGTATATGAGGAAACTCTCATGTTTCTTGGAAGCGGAAGAAATGAAGCCCCTGGTATATACATGGGATATAACACCCAGGCTACAAAGATAAGCACAAAAGAGATTGATGAGGAATTAGCTGGGATACCAGAAGCAGAGTTATCTTTAGCTGTATTAGAAGTCTCTAATAATAAAGGGAACTCTTTCTTATGGGTCAGGCTTCAAGATAGAACCCTTGTCTTTGATATGACATCCTCAAAAGCAGCAGGAGAACCGATTTGGCATGAAAAGGTCAGCGGAACATTAGGAAATGCCCCCTACCGGGCTCGTGATGTGGTATACTGTTATGATAAGTGGCAAGTAGGTGACACAGAGAGTCCGAAAGTAGGGGTTTTAGATAACACCCTTTCTACCCATTTTGGTTCAAAGTCTATATGGGAGTTTGGTACTAAGATCATTTACAATGACAGTATGGGAGCTATTATCAATAAACTTGAACTTGTTGCCCTTACAGGTAGGTTTTCCACAGAAGAAGAGCCTATGGTGTCTACTTCATATTCTGTTGATGGTAGGTTATGGAGCCAAGAGAAATATATCAAAGCTGGTATGTTTGGTGAAAGGCTAAAAAGGCTTGTTTGGTGGAGACAGGGTGGAATGAGAAATATGAGGATACAACGGTTTCGTGGGGATAGCAACTCTTATATAGCTATTTCCCGACTTGAAGCAGATATAGAACCTTTAAACAGGTAAGGAGAATAGTATGGGTTGGCCGATGGATGACTTAGATAATTTATTTAACGGTGGGAATAATATATACAAGGATCTTACAGGGCAAACAGCATCAGAAAATGCTACTAATGCAACACTAGACGCTGCAAAAGAAGCCCAAGATAAAGCGGATGCACTTGGGAAGCCCTATGCAGATGCAGGGGTAGATTCTTTATCGTTACAAAGGGACTTAAACGGTATGAACGGCCCCGAAGCACAAGCTCAAGCCTATGCCCTAATTCAAGGCTCTCCAGGATTTCAATCACAACTCCAAGCAGGGACAAATGCCATTCTTTCCAATGCTTCTGCCACAGGGGGTCTAAGAGGGGGTAACGTTCAAGGAGCTATGGGTCAGTTTGCCCCGGCCCTTCTTAGCTCTTCTATAAATGACAGGTATATGCAACTTGGTGGCATTACTCAAATGGGGCAAGCTGCCGCTGCTGGTGCTGCTTCTTCTGCTATAGATTATGGAAACCTTGTAGGAGGGGCCAATGCTGCCAACTACATGAATCAGTATACTCTTCCTAAAGACCTTATTTTTGATACAGTTGGTCTGGCGATAGAGTCACAAAAGGGGTAATTATGAGCACTGTTGATATGTTGTATAACTTTGGGCAGACTGCCAATAAAGGAAACCCTTTAACTAAAATAGGGCAGCAATATGCAGGGCTTATACAACAAAAAAATGCTAGAGAAGCTGCCAGGATTGCAGAAGAGAATTATGGCCAAGCTAGGGATGCCTATTACAGTAATCAGGGAGATCCGGAGGTCTATGCCAGGTATATGGCAGCAGCAGAGGCAGCAGGAAAAACAGAGCTAGCTAAAAATACTGTTTCTGGTATGGATGAGATTACTCAAAAGAATGGCTTAAGAAGAGCCCTTCAACCCTACAATGCGTTATATTCTGGAAATAATGAAATAGCTATTGACCTACTGGAACAAGAATCTTTAGCAGATCCTTCATCTAAAAAAAGAAATGATATATATATTCAGAAAATTAAAGATGGTTTAGGGTCAGATGTAATGGGAAACCTTGGGGCAACCGCTGGGATGTACACCGGAGGCACAGAGGCACTTGATAATATATGGGCTATGAACAAAGATAAGAGAGATGAAACTTTAGCCATGACAGACTTTATTGAAAGTGGAGTGGGTTTGGAGTTCACAGATGATGCACACAAAAATAGAGTTCTTACAGTGGCTAATAAAATGAAAGACCCAATACTCGCAAGGATGTATGCAGAAATGGGTTCCATTGTTGGTGGAGATGGCTCAGGGAGTTTAACTGGAGAGTCTTTAGCAGACTATGTATGGAAAACAAACAAAGAGTACACCACAAGAATAAAGAACTATAAAACTGTAGTTGATAGTGCAGATAACATTTTTGCAGCTGAGGAACCTAATTCAGGTTTTAGCGATGATGCTATCCTTAAACTGTTCAATAAAGTTCTTGATCCTGATTCCGTTGTTAGGCAATCTGAACTAGAGGCCACGTTAGCAGCTCAAGGTAAACTTGAAGAGT